AGTAAATGTCGCAACAATCAATGGTGAGTCGCAAGGACTTGCATTAGGAACAGGTGATTCAAATGTTATCATTGCAGCAATCAGTGCTAGTAAAGTAGTTAAAGTAAATAGAATTACAGTAGCAAACGTAGATGGAACAAATGCAGCAGACGTTTCTGTAAAAGTTGTAAAAGCTGCTTTTACTTCTGCAGCAACAGGTGCCGCAGGAAATGTTGGAACAATTTATTTAGCAAAAACAATTTCAGTACCGGCGGACGCATCTTTAGTGTTATTAGATACGCCAATCTATATGCAAGAAGGAGACGCTCTTCAGGGAGGAGCTAGTGCGACGTCTGATTTAGAACTTTTCGTATCATACGACGTAATAGCGTAGGGAGGTAATTAGCTATGGCAAATGGCGGAATTATCGGACCTGTAAATACAGTATCAGGAAAACCAGCAACTAAAACAACAAAGATAGATGCTTCGGGTTGTCATACTCTCGAAAGTACAGCAACATCCGTAGATTTTATAGCAGTCGCTGCTGGAGCAGGTGGTGGTTCTAACTATGGTGGTGGTGGTGGAGCTGGTGGAGTTTTAAAAAGTTTTTGTAATGCATGTCTTGCAGCAGTTTCTGTAACAGGAGGAGGAAATGTTCCTGTAACAATTGCAGCAGGTGGAGCAGGTGGACCTCATCCTGGTGGAGCAGGATCTTCAGGTGGTGATACAACAATAGTTTTAGGTGGAACAACTTTTACAGCTGGTGGTGGCGGCGGTGGTGGACAAGGTGGTTCTTCAGGTGGTGGTAATGGTGGATCTGGTGGTGGTAAATCTGGTGGATCCGCAGGATCAGGAAATGCACCTCCAAAAACTGCAGCGCAAGGTGGACCTCAAGGAAATCCTGGTGGTGGATCTGTTCAAGGAGCAGGTGGTGGAGGTTATGGCGAAGCTGGTTGTACTGATGGATCAAGAGCAGGTGGTGATGGAATTGCAATAACAATTGGTGGAACACCTTATGCATTAGCTGGTGGTGGCGGTGGTGGTGGACCAACAGGTTGTGCAGGCGTATCTCCTGGTGGAGATGGCGGTGGTGGAAATGGATCATTAGCAGGATCAGGATCTGCTGGAACAGAAAATACTGGTGGTGGAGGTGGAGGTGGAAATAGTACACCTGACATTAATGGTAAAGCTGGTGGTAAAGGAACAGTAATTTTAACAGAAAATTTTACATGTGGATCTCAAGCTCCTGGTGTTTGGCAAATGAATACAGTATATGATTTCGTAAAAAATAATAATTGGATAACAAGAACAGCAACAATAGATTACATGGTAGTCGCTGGTGGTGGAGGTGGTGGTGGTGGCTATGGTGGTGGTGGCGGTGGAGCAGGAGGTTATAGAGCTTCTGGTTATGGCCCAAGTCCATTACAAGGTACAGCGTTAGGCTTAGGTTTAGGAACTCATGCAATTACAATCGGTGCAGGTGGTGCAACTAATAACCAAGCAGGAGCAACAGATGCAACTTCAGGAAATCCTTCAGTTTTTGGAGATATAACATCAACAGGTGGTGGTTTCGGTAAACAAGATCAAAATAATACTCCAGTAAGTCCAACAGGTAGAGCAGGTCCAGGAGGATCAGGTGGTGGTGGAAATGCAGGTTCATCAAATACAGGTCCTGAAACAAGACAAGGAGGATTAGGTAATACTCCTCCAGTTAGTCCACCTCAAGGTCAAAATGGTGGTACTGGTTTTGCAGGTCCAAGTGGTTGTGTAATGGCAGGTGGTGGTGGTGGTGGAGCTGGCGGCGTTGGAGGAAATGCAAGCTCTAGTCAAGGTGGTACTGGTGGTGTAGGTATACCAAATGCAATTTCAGGAAGTGCATTATCATATTCAGGTGGTGGTGGAGGTTCAGCACGAGCAGGAACAAAAGGTGCAGCTAGTCCTTGTGGAACAGGTGGAGTAGGTGGAACACATCCAGCTGGAGGATCCAATACAGCGGGTGCTGGAACTACAAATAGAGGTGGTGGTGGAGGTGGAGCAGATGGATTAAATAATGGTGGAGTAGGTGGTTCAGGTATTGTAATTGTAAGAGCAAACGCAGGTCAAGGAGTTACATTATCAACAACACCAGGTGGTTCAGTTTCTTATGCTAGTACTCCTTCTGGTATAGATCAAATAGCAAGTTTTACATCATCAGGATGTTTAACAATCGGTGATGGAGATCCAAATGTTGTTACAGCAAATTATTTAGTAGTCGCTGGTGGTGGCGGTGGTGGTACAAGATATTCATCATCCGCTAGTGAAGATGGTGGTGGAGGTGGAGCTGGAGGATATAGAGCTTCTGGTTTTGGTCCTTCTCCTTTACAAGCTTCTGGTATGATTTTATCACCAGGCCCTTATACAGTAACAGTTGGAGCAGGTGGAGCGGGAACACCTTTTCCTGGTGGTAGTGGATCAAATGGAACAAACTCAGTATTTAATAGTATTACATCAACTGGTGGTGGTTATGGTGGAACACATGGTGGAACTCACTCAGGGCAACCAGGAGGTTCTGGTGGTGGTTCAACTGCTAACCTTGCTGGTGGTTCTGGTAATACTCCTCCAACAACTCCACCACAAGGTAACGATGGTGGACGAGCACCCGCTAGTCAAGATGGTGGTGGTGGAGGTGGAGCCACTGGAGCAGGAGGAAATTCTGGACCAGCTGGAGCAGGAGCACCAAATTTAATTACAGGTTCAGATGTAACATACGCAGCCGGTGGAACTGGAGGCGCATGTGGAGCAGCAGGAACAACAAATAGAGGAAATGGTGGTGATGGTAGAGGAAATAATAATCCAGCAGGAGCTGGTGGTCCAGGTGTGGTAATCGTAAGATTTCCTGGATCAACAACAGCGAGTGCTGCACCAGGTACTAATAGTATTGCAACATTACCGGCCCCAGCTGGAGGATGTAAAGTAGCATCATTTACAGTAACTGGAACGTTGACAATAAGTTAAAATTAAAATATAAAATATAAATTTAAGGAGTAATAATATGGCACATTTCGCAGAATTAAAAACAAAGGTAGATCCAACAGGACATACTTCAGATACTCATCAAGTAGTTGAAAGAGTAGTAGTTGTAGGAAACGACTGTGTTCCTTCAGACATGCACCAAGATGGTGAAACATGGTGTATTAATTTTTTTAAAGGTGGAATCTGGAAACAAACTTCTTACAATAATAATTTTAGAAAACAATACGCAGGCATAGGAATGGTTTATGATCCTGTAAAAGATAAATTTTTAGGACAACAACCTCATGCTTCATGGTCATTAGATTCTAATGATGATTGGCAAGCACCAATAACTTATCCAACAGTTTCTTCAGAAGGTGAAGAGGAAAACACTGTTAGATATTTAATATCTTGGAACGAAACAAAATATCAAGCTGACAACACTACAGGTTGGGAAGCAACTAAATCAAACGACGAAACAGAAACACCCACAGTTTACAACTGGAATGGTACATCTTGGGTGTCCGAATAGGAGACTTAAGACATGGCGAGCCCAGCAAACAGCTCACAAAACGGCGGGATACTTGGAGTAACTAATAATACTTCTTTCGGGAAGTGTACGGTTACTCAAAACACAAGTTCGGGAACTTTTACTACACAACCAGGAACTGGAGTAATAGAAGCATTAGTTATATCTGGTGGTGGATCTGGCGGTGGATGTGGAACTCATGGTCATGGAGGTGGTGGCGGAGCTGGTGGTCTTACCCCTATTTCTTCAATAAGTGTTTGTGGAAACACAGGTTATCCAGTAACTATTGGTGCTGGTGGAACTAATGCTAATAATACCTCTAATTCAAATGGATCAAACACAGTTTTTGTTGTAGGTGGAACAACATATACTACATGTGGAGGAGGGAAAGGATCACAAGCCAGTCCTTCTAATCACCCTGGTCCAAGTTCAGCAGGAGGTTCAGGTGGTGGAAATCAAAATCCTGGAAACGTAGGTGTGTGTGGACAAGGAAATCCTGGTGGTGGAGTTGGAAATGGTGCTGGTGGTGGAGGAGCCGCAAGTGCTGGAGGTAATTTTACTCCAAGTCCAGCTACAGGTGGTCCAGGTGGAAACGGAATTACAAGTAATATTACAGGATCGTGTGTTGCTTACGCAGGTGGCGGAGCAGGTGGATCTTATACAGGTACTGCAGGATGTGCAGGTACTGGAGGAACAGCTGCAGGTACAACTGGTAATAATTGTGGAGCAGCAAACAAAGGAGCTGGTGGTGGAGGTTTTCAAATACCTAGTTGGCCTTCTCCTGGAGGTAAAGGTGGTAACGGTGGATCAGGTGTTGTAATTACAAAAGAATTAAATAAAGCAAGTGGTGTGTGGTCAATGCAAAGTCAATTTAGTGCCAAGTCTCAAGGATCATGGCCAAGACTTTTAGCAAGTTATTCAATAAATTATTTAGTAGTCGCAGGTGGAGGTGGTGGTAATGGAAATAGAGGTGGTGGAGGTGGAGCTGGAGGATATAGAGCTTCTGGTTATGGACCTTCTCCGTTACAAGCTCCTGCTTTAACTCTAGAAGAAGGAGATTATGCTATTGTAGTAGGTGGAGGTGGAGCATCTAGTGATAAAGGAACTAACTCATCATTTTCAACAATAACAGCAACAGGTGGTGGTGCTGCAAATGATTTTTGCACTCCTGCATGTTCTGACAGTGATGGTGGATCAGGTGGTGGTGGATCAATTAGAGAAGGAACAGCTGGAGGATCTGGAAATACTCCTCCAACAAGTCCTTTACCTCCTCAAGGTAATAATGGTGGAACAGCATTACCAGGAAACCCTATGCCATGTGCGGGAGCAGGTGGTGGTGGCGGTGGAGCAACTGCCGCTGGAGCAAATGCAACTACTTCTGGTGGTGGAGCTGGTGGAGCTGGTGCGCCTAACACAATTTTAGGACCTGACACATCTTACGCAGGTGGTGGTGGAGGTGGTGGTAGTAGAGGACCAAGTTATCATGGTGTAGCCCCTGGACCAGGTGGAGCTGGTGGAGGTGGAGCTGGTGGTGGATACCCAAGCTCAAATTCAGTTGCAGGAACAACGAATACTGGTGGTGGCGGTGGAGGTGGAGCTGATTCTGGCCACACTCCAACTTGTACTGGAAATGGAAAAGCTGGTGGACCAGGTATAGTTATTGTTAGAGGACCAAGTGCAGTTACATTTAGTGCTGACCCAGGTCCGTCTGCTACAATTTCAACTCACCCTGGTGGAGATAAACTAGCTAAGTTTACAGTTTCGGGTACATTGACAATAGCATAGATAATGTTATATTAAGTTCATAAAGACATATGAACCTAACAAACTATTATTGGTATTTTAAATCAGCCATTCCAGAACGTATTTGTGATGATATTTGTAAATACGGAAAACAACTTCAAGAACAAATGGCAGTCACGGGTGGTTATGGCAATAAAAAATTAAATCAAAAACAAATTAAAGATTTAAAAAAGAAAAGAGATTCTAATATTGTTTGGATAAATGACAGATGGGTTTATAAAGAAATACAACCTTATGTGCATCAAGCAAATGCTAGTGCCGGTTGGAATTTTAATTGGGATTTTTCTGAGTCTTGTCAATTTACAAAATATAAAAAAGGCCAGTATTATGATTGGCATTGTGATAGTTGGGATCAACCTTATCAAAGAGAAACTAATGATCCATCACATGGTAAAATTAGAAAACTATCTGTAACAGTTACATTATCAGATCCTAAAGACTATAAAGGTGGTGAATTAGAATTTGATTTTAGAAACATGGATCCAGATAAAAAACGTAATGTTCATAAATGTACAGAAATATTACCTAAAGGATCTTTAGTTGTATTTCCTTCATTTGTATGGCATAGAGTATGTCCTGTTAAAAGTGGAGAAAGAAACAGTTTAGTAATATGGAACTTAGGATATCCATTTCAATAAAGGAAAAATATGAAAAA